CACAACATCCGAGGACAGCATCGTCCGCTGGCCCACAGAAGTCCGGAAAGTCATGGAAGGTCGTTGTTGGGAGGAGGTACAAATTCTCTCATGCAAAAAATACGTAAAATCGATAATAGCTGGAAATAATTCAATACATGCACTCTCGAAAGTGCATCAGCCAACCGCAGAACGTTATTGCATACAACGTTTCTGCGGCATAATCCCAATGATTACTCCCTGACAGGGTTCGTAGGCCACTCAATATCAGGTGCAGTTGATGTATCAACACGGTTCAGCAACACCCGATACTTTTTCCAGGCTTCCAGCAATGAGGTTTCTTCCTCCGTTGCAATTTCCAGATCTGCAGCATCCTGAAGCGGCGCAATATGCTCACTGGCTGCCTGCATCAGGCTGTTTTTTGTTTCTTCCGCCTCCCGGATCCGGAACAGTTTTTCTGCTTCCGTATCCTTCACCCAGGCTGTGCCGTTCCACTTCTGAAACTCCCCTTCCGGGGATAACCAGGTGACATTTTCCGGTAATGAGCCGAGTTCAGAAATAAATAACGCGTCGCCGGAAGCCACGTCATAAACCGTTTTACCCCGATGATCTTCAACGAGATGCCACGATGCCTCATCACTGTTGAAAACAGCCACGAAGCCAGCCGGAATATCTGGCGGTGCAATATAGGTACTGTTTGCTGGCAGACCTGTATGAGGCGGAATATATGCGTCACCTTCACCAATAAATTCATTAGTTCCGGCCAGCAGATTATAAATTTTTATGGTCCGTGGTTGTTCACTCATTCTGAATGCCATTATGCAAGCCTCACAATATAGTTAAATGCGATGTTTTTGACAGTGTTTTCCGCGTTACCAGCAGCGTTAACGGTGATGGTGTGTCCATGTGAGCCAATCGCAACCGAGTGCGTATGAGCACCAATACCGACAGTATGTGCGTGTGCACCTGCAGATGCAGCTGTGCCGCTGACACTATGAGTGTGCGCTCCTGCAGCACTTGTATTCACACTGGCCGCAGACACTACCTTATGTACTGACCCATTTTGTGACCACTGGCTGACTGCTGATGCGCCTGTGACACTATGAGTATGGTTTCCGGCACTTGCGGCTGTACCGCTCACACTGTGCGTATGCGCCCCGGTGTTATTCGTGGATTTAGTGCCGTAATCAAACGACGATGTGGTTTTCGTCCCCAAATCCGTACTGGATGCGCTGGCGCTGTGGGTGTGCGATTTAATGCCGTCCTGTTCCTGAGACAATACGGCCCGACCACTGGCAGGTTTGCCCTTAATCGTCCAGCCACGCATATCAGGGATCACGCCTGACGGATAAGCGGTTGCAAGTTTCGGGTAAGCAGATTTGTCAAAAGTCTGCCCCTGCATCAGGGCATAACCAGACGGAACGGTATCTGATGGCCACGGGATTGGTGCGCCAGGCGGATAAAACTGCTCTGATGGCGTATAGAGTGAATAAACTGTACCGTCCGTTAACCCTTCCGGCTTATTAGCAGAATATGCTGGTGACGTATGAATAGTCACGCTGGCATTACTGGTATAATCCCATTGAATATTTACACCAGTCGCATAATTTCCGATTGCAACGTAAATATCGTAAGTATCACCAGATGTATTGACCCAGGCAAAATTTGTAAACCCTGTCGATGTGCGCTGCCATAAAGCACCAGTAATCCCCTTCGGATTACCATTACCTGCACGCAAAACAAGTTCAGATATACCTGCCTGTTGAGGTGACCCCACGTTAAATCCCGCGCCACCAATCAACGTAATTGAAACAACAGAACTCGCCTGTGGCATGGTTACCGTTGCTAATTTGAACCAACCAGCACCACCGCTGAATGACATTGTTGTTGAGTTAAGCGTACCAATATCTTTCGGCGTCAGTGTTATATCCGCTGAAAGCGCCTTACCATTCACCTTACGGGCAGAAGGTACCCGACCATTCGCATTATCATTAGCTGCTTTCACTGCTTTCGGTGTCGCGGCAAGCGTTTCAGATGCGCTGTTGGTTACACTACTGAGCTGGATAATTCCTTTTTGTGCTGTCGTAGCGTCCTGAGCGGTATATTTCCCGTTAGCAAGGTCATAGGCTGCCTTTACCGACTTTGGCGTTGCCGCCAGCATTTCAGATGTGCTGTTGGTCGCGCTGCTGAGCTGAACTATCCCTTTCTGTGCTGTCGTTGCATCCTGTGCGGTGTATTTCCCGTTAGCCAGGTCATACGCGGCCTTAACTGCTTTTGGCGTTGCCGCCAGTGACTCGGAAGTGCTGTTAGTCGCACTGCTGAGCTGTACTATCCCCTTTTTCGTCGTGCTCGCATCTTCAAGCGCCACGGCGGATGCAATATCCTCTGCCCGTTTTGCCGCTGTCTCGGCGCGCGTTGCCGCGGATTCCGCCGTACTTTTGCTCTGAGCTGCCGCCGTCGCACTGCCAGCTGCCTCTGTCGCCTTCGTGGATGCCGTCGTGGCGCTGCTCTTCGCTGCTGACGCTTGTCTGGTCGCCTCATCTTTTGAAGCAGACGCAGATGATGCCGATGACGCCGCCGAACTGGCTGACGATGCGGCAGCAGTTTTTGAGGATTCTGCGCTGGTTTCCGACGCTTTCGCGTTCGTTTCGGATGTCTTCGCTGCGGAAGCAGAACTCGCTGCTGCGCTGGCCTGTTCAGTGGCTTCGCCAGCCTTCGTTGTGGCTGTTGAAGCAGACGATGCGGCACTTTCTGCCGACTTTCCGGCAGCGGTGGCACTGGCTGAGGCCTGCCCGGCACTTGTTGACGCGGCGCTGGCAGATGATGCAGCCGCTGTTTTTGAGTCTGCGCCTGCGGAGGCACTCTGTGCTGCTGCCGTTTCAGAGGACTTAGCGTTTGTCTCAGACGTCTTTGCCGCCTTCGCGGAATTTCCTGCCGCCGTTGCCGAGGAAGCGGCATTACTGGCGCTCGAGGCTGCGCTCGTTTCTGATGATTTTGCCGCCTCTTTTGAAGCCGACGCATCCCGGGCTGAAGTGGCTGCTTCTGACGCTTTCGTGGTCGCGGTGGATGCAGAAGTGGCTGCTGATTGTTCTGACGCTGCGGCATTCGTTTCTGACGTTTTCGCCGCACCGGCACTGGTAGCTGCCACGCTTTTTGAGGACTCTGCAGCGGCAGCACTTTTTGAGGCTTCAGTGGCCTTTGTTGATGCCGTTCCTGCGCTGGAAGACGCTGACTGAGCCGACGAAGCGGCCTGTCCGGCTGACGTGCTGGCTGCACGTGCTGAATCTGCAGCATCAGTCGCATGGGTTGCCGCCTCACGGGCAGATGTGCTGGCATCACTGGCTGACTTCTTCGCGGCTGCCGTGTTCTGTGCCACCACGGACGCGTTACGCGCCACCTCTTCCACCATCAGTTCAAAACGGCGCAGTGCCTCAGGACGGGCATCATCCTCCGTCATGGCACCGAGAAAATCATTCAGCGTACCGGGTCGGGAATCTTCATACACGGTGATGGTCCCGGCATGTGACGGCGGGAATCCTTCCACCAACAGAATAACGCTGTACTGACCGTACTCAACGTCCATGCTGTAACGCCCGGCTTCATCCGGATTTTCTGAGGCCAGCGTGTTCACCACCACCGTGGTGCTGTTACGTTTTGCTTTCAGCTGGATTGTGCAGTTCTGTACCGGTTTTCCTGTGCCGTCTTTCAGTACACCTGAAATCTTTACTGCCATATTCACCCCACAAAAAAGCCCGCCTGAACCGGCGGGCTGTCATAACACTGTGTTACCTGGCTAATCAGAACTTATAACCGACACCCATGATGAAACCGTCAGTGCGCCAGTCGCCACTGCCGGAGCCTTCATAAGCAATATCAATGGCCACGGATTCGGTCGGGTTAAACTGCACGCCAACTCCCCACGCCAGAGACGTGTTGCTGTGGCGACCGTCATCACTTCCGGTCAGCACGTCGTGCGTTTTCCCCTTGTTGTCAGTTACGCGGAGATAATCCCCGGAGAAAGTCGACACACGGCTGTAAGCCACACCCGCCATCGCATACGCGCTGAACCATTCATTCACGCGCACAGACGGCCCCGCCATTACGCTGAACCAGCGGTTACGAACGGAATCTTCATGCCAGCGGGTATCGCTGTAACGGGTAAGCTGGCGATTCTTGTCTCCTGCATAGCTGAATGACGTCACCATCCCCAGTGTGTCCGTAAACTCATAACGGTATTTCACGTTAATCCCGTTCAGATCATCGCTGCCGGGAACGTTCGTCGAGACATGAAGATACCCCGCACTCAGCGTGGACTGATGTTCAGACGCCCATGCAGGCGCACCGGATACGGCCAGACAAATGGCTGCGGACATAATGGCGGCATAAAGTTTACGCATAATTACCTCTCGCTTTTCTGCAATAAAAAAGGCGTCATTTCTGACGCCCGTTATGGGTTATAAAATTCAGCTGATACTGATACCTGCTGTGGATTTCTTCATCACCACAACCAGCAGATCGCTGATACTGGTTGTTGGTGTCCAGTTATTCGCTCCTGATGAAGATACGGTGAATGTCAGTGTCAGTGTCCCCTGTCCGGCAGGCATATCTATAACTGAAGAAAATACGCCCTGAGCATCCGTCGTGGACTGATTAAAAATCTCCTGACCATTGCGGGTCACTCTTAACCGGCAGGTTGAATACCAGTATGACTGTTGGTTATTACTGTTGAAATTCTCATGCTTACCACCGCGGAATAACACTGGCGGTATCATGACCTGCCGGTCAAATTTCTGATCATCACTGATTCTTACCGTGATGGTGCCACTGGCATAACTGTTCGTGCGGGGGAAAGACTTGCTGACCGTTTTGACAATATCGCCTTCAATCTGGTTGGCTGACAGTTTCCCCTTAATCTGACAGTTTTCATTAATCGTGACATTGTTGAGCGTCCCTGAATTTGCATTCACATTACCGCTGATATCCGCATTTTTAGCGGTCAGCTTTCCGTCTGGTGTCAGGGAAAATGCCGGCGGATTTCCACCGCTGGTAATGGTGGGAGCCGTCAGGCGTTTCAGGAACACGTCGTTCATGAATATCTGGTTGCCCTGCGCCACAAACATCGGCGTTTCATTCCCGTTTGCCGGGTCAATAAACGCGATACGGTTAGCGGCAACCAGAAACTGGCTCAGTTTGCCTTCCTCCGTGTCCTCCATGCTGAGGCCAATACCCGCGACATAATGTTTGCCGTCTTTGGTCTGCTCAATTTTGACGCCCCACATGGCATTCCACTTATCACTGGCGTCCTTCCACTCTTTCGAAAACTCCTCCAGTTTGCTGGCGTTATCCTCCGTCAGCTCGACTTTTTCCAGCAGCTCCTTGCCGAGATGGGATTCGGTTATCTGGCCTTTGAAAAAATCCAGGTAACCTTCCGCATCATCGCTCGCCCGACCAACAGCCTCCACGAATGCCGATTTGCCGACGGTGTTCACACTGCGGATATAAAAGTAATAATCACGACCCGGTTTGATATTGATACTGGCGGCTATCCAGTACAGCCCCGTGCCAAGGTAGCGGGCTGTGGTTTCAACCTGCCTGATATCCGCAATCCGCTTTTCCGAGAACCAGAACTCAAACTGTACCGTCGGGTCATAAACGGCAAGATGCGGCGTGGCGGTGATCTGAAAATAGCCCGGCGTCAGCTCAATCTGTGACGGCGCTGCCGGTGCGGCAATCCGGAACGATACCGATGCCGGATCGCCCTGCTGTCCCCACGCATTTACCGCCCGGACTGTCAGCCTGTAGTTCCCCAGCGCCAGTTGCGTGAAGCGGTATGTGGTTTCCGCCGTCCGGGCCGTGCTGACCAGCCGCTCACTGCCGTCATCCGCTGCCACGGTCAGGCGAAGCAGGAAGCTCACCCCCTTCACCACCTTCGGTGTGTCCCAGCGCGCCAGCACCTGATATTCCCCGCTGTCTGCGGTGACTTCTGCGGTCAGGTGCTGCACCGCTGGCGGCGTGACACCATTTACCGTGCCGCTCTGGTCGCCGTCAAAGTGCGCCCCGTTATCCACGATGGCCTCTTTTTCCGGTACATGCTGCACGGCGGTGATGGCATACGTGCCGTCGTCGTTCTCACGGATACTCACGCAGCGGAACAGGCGCTGGCGCAACGTCGGCAGCTTCAGCCCCCATACGCTGTATTCAGCAACGCCGTCAGGAACACGGCTCACTTTCACCTTCACGCCGTCGGTGACGGACTGAACCTCCACGCTGACCGGACTCCCCTGACCGTCAACCAGGCTTATCAGCGTGGTGCCGGAAGATGGCAGCGTGATTTCACGGTCGAGCGTCAGCGTCCGGGTCTGGCTGTTTACCGCCAGCACGCGCCCGCCGGTGCGGATACCGGCATAGTCATCATCGCAGATTTCAATGACATCGCCCGGTACATGGCGAAGCCCTTCGGCACCCACGCTGAAGTCCACGGTCTGCGTTTCCAGCAGTTCCGTTTTAATCAGCCACAGCCCGGCGCGGTGTGCCTGCCCCCGGCTGGTACAGCCAAAGGCATCCATCTTCGTGACATTACGACCGTAACGGGCAATGGCCTGCGTATCTTCAACAAGCTCTGTCGCCGTCTCCCAGCCGTTGTTCGGGTCAATCCAGTTCACCTCAACGGCATTATGGCGGTCCTTCAGGGCGCTGAAGCTGTAGCGGAACGGCGCGCCATCATCCGCCATCACCACATTACTGCGGTTATAGGTCCACACCTTATCCGACTGTCGGTCCTGCACGAACGTCAGCGTCTGCCCGTTCCATACCGGCATACAGCGCATCGCCGAGCAGAAATCACTGAGCACATCCCACGCCTTGCGCTGTGTGGTCAGGTAAGCGTTACAGGTGATGCGCGGCTCCGTGCCACCAAAGCCATCCGGCACCGACTGGTCGCAATTCTGGCCGATGACATACAGCGCCCATTTGTCCACATCCGCCGCACCGAGACGCTTCCCCATGCCGTAGCGCGGATGGGTCAGCATATCCCACAGACACCAGGCCATGTTGTTGCTGTATGCCGGTTTAAACGTCCCGTCCCAGATACCGCTGTATTGCCGCGTCTGCGGGTTATAGTTCGACGGCACCTGCAGAATACGCCCGCGCAGATGATAATTACGGCTCACCTGCTGGCTGCCGAACTGCTCCGAGTCCACCTGCACGCCGACCAGTGCCGTGTTCGGGTAGCACTGTTTCACATCGATGATTTCGGTGTATGACGACCAGAGCGTTTTGTTCTGCAGCTGGTCTGTGGTGCTGTCCGGTGTCATCCTGCGCATCCGGATATTAAACGGGCGCGGCGGCAGGTTATCCACCACCACCGAGGCCAGATACTGTGAAGTTGTTTTGCCCTTAATGGTGATATCTTTTTCCGTCACCCAGCCACCGTTACGCTGTATCTGAACCAGCAGGCGGACTTCCGACGGATTCCGGTCCCCTTTTGAGGTGGTTTCCACCAGTGCCTGCACACCGAAGGTCAGGCGCAGACGGTCGATGTTTGCCGACGTGATGGTCCGGGTGATCGGCGTGTCATATTTCACTTCTGTACCGAGCACCGTCTCGGAGCCGGAGGATTCAAATCCCTCCGGCGGTGTCTGCTCCTGCTCGCCTGCCAGGAACACCACCGTGACGCCGGAGATATTGGTATTCCCCTCACTGTCCAGCACCGGCGTACTGTTCAGCAGCACGCTTTTTAATCCATCCACCGGACCTTCAACCGGCCCTTCGCTGATGGCATCAATCACACTCAGCAGCTGCGTGGATTTCAGGTTATCTTTCGCTTCGCGCGGGGTATGCCCCTTACTGCTGCCTTTACCCATTCGTCACGCTCCATAAACGACAAAACCGCCCGCAGGCGGTTTCACATAAAACGTTTTTCATCAGCGACCAATCACCACAATTTCGCCGCCATCACCCTCATCAGCTGTACTGACTTCCTGAGAAACCACCCGCGACCCCACGCGCATTTCACCATACAGTACCGGTAGCGGATTTCCCTGGGCAATCATATTATCCAGCGAAGAAAAATAGGTATTCTGTTTGCCGTTATCCGTTGTCTGTGTGCGGGGAGTTCTGGCTTTCGGTGCCAGCATCTGCGCCACACCACCCAGGATCATACTGGCCCCTGCCGCATACATGCCCGATAAAGCCGCGGCACCCAGCCAGCCTGCGGGGTTCCACCACGCCACCGCAATCAGCGCCGCACCCAGCACCGCCTGAAACACACCGCCACTTTTTGCTCCCGCAAGACGCGGAACGATGTGGATCACGGCACCATTTGCCAGCGGTTCATTAAGACGGGCAGATAATTCATTTTCGCCTGCATCACGCCCGGAAATGCGCACCTGATACCAGCCCTCATTCAGTTCCTGGCGAAACGACGGAAGCTGCGTGTCCAGCGCCCGGATGGCTTCAGCCCCCGTTTTCACACGAAGGTCGATGCGGCGGCCAAATCGTTGTAAATCCCCGTAAAGGCAGATGCGTGCCATGCCCGGTGACGCCAGAGGGAGTGTGTGCGTCGCTGCCATTTGTCGGTATACCTCTCTCGTTTGCTCAGTTGTTCAGGAATATGGTGCAGCAGCTCGCCGTTGCCGCAGTAAATGGCGGCATGATTCGGCACCGATGAACCAAAACAGCACAGCAGCACATCGCCCGGTTGTGCTGATGACAACGCCACCTGATACAGCCCAGTGGCCTCCAGATTATCCAGATAGAGATTCTGACCGTGACGCCACCAGTCATCCCCGCGATGAAAATCCGGCATCTCAATCCCCGCCAGATGATAAGCATCCCGGAACAGCGTGTAACAGTCCGTCACCCCGTGCTCAAAGCGCCGCCCGGTGAGATGCGGTACACAGCGGAATTTATGAATCTCACCCCGGCAGACCAGCCACCACGGCAAATCGCTCTGCACCTGCAGCCGCCTGTCAGCCTCACTCAGCCAGGGCAGACCACCGGGGTGGCTGTGGACCAGCGCCACAATCTCACCCTGCATCTCTGCCCGCAGCCAGTCCTCCGGCGACATCCGGAAATACGCCTCCGGCTCACCGGAGATATTCACGCAGGGAAAATATCTTTCCCCTTCCGGCGTTCTCACCACGAAGCCGCACGACTCCGCTGGCGCACATCGCCGGGCGTGCGCCAGAATCGCTGATTCTGTCTCTGTCATGGGATTTACTGCGAAAGTTTGTTAATGGAAAGGAAGCCGCCAAAGTTGCCGACGTTATTGCGAAACTTACAGCCGCTCAGGCATTTGCTGCATTTATCCTTCGTGATATCGGACGTCGGCTGGTCATATTCATCTGCGACAGCCGGTCCGTGATAACCGCACTCATCACCGCGATAGGTCCAGGTACAGGTGTTGGCCAGCATGATGCGCCCCGGAAAAACAGCGCCGTCCGTTTCCGTCGGCGTGGACAGTACAAAGGAGGCACTGACCGCGCTCAGTTCGCTGCACTGCTCAATGCGCCAGCGGCTGATTACCTCCTGCTCCGGATCGGCGTCACTGTTTCCGTTGACGAAGTTCACCGCATCCAGAAAACGGGCGTAAACCTTACGCCTGACCACCGTTCCGCCGACCAGACTCTGCAGGTCTTCGGCCATCCCGGTGACCATGCCATACAGGTTAGATACCTTAAGTGTGGGACGTGCGCTGCTGCCCTTACCGTTCATCTCAAAGCCGCTTCCCTGAATGGGGTACGCCTGATACTTTCGCCCCTGCCAGGTAACCGGTTCACCTTTTTCATTCTGCTCATTGCAGAAAAAGTAACGCTCCCCACCGACCTCTGTCAGATCAATTTCCCAGAGCACCACGCTGGCCGTCTGCTCCACACGGATGCATTCATTCAGTGTTTCCTGTCGTATGTCCTGCATCAGATCACCACTTCGTCAAACTGACACGAAAAATCGGTATAGGTGATATGTTCTGTCGCTGACCACGTTCGACACACCACTCTGATTTTTCTGTTAATACCCGGCGGGCGCCAAAAAAAAGATTTATAGCCTTCATGCCGGGCTAAAAATTTTTCAAATGAATCACGTTCATTCGCCTCAACTTTGAAATCACAGGTGAAAACGCGCAGAGAATGATTAAGTCCATTTGGACTTCGTTGCTCATAACCATCACCAAATCTTACAGTTTTTATCGATGGTTTATTTTCTGTTTTCATTCCATCCTCTGGTAACCAGTGAAATTCTTCCGTATTAGCCACTTAACATTCCCCCATCACGTCGCATATTTAACAGATTGCCCTGCACCCGCTGATCAACCATCCCCATAAGTGCTTTTATTGCCTGAGGGCCAATCTCTCCATTCTGGCCGTCATTTTGAATAGTGATTTGGTATACAGGGGCATAGGTAATATCTCCGCCTCCATTACCACTTTTACTATTAATAGCTCTGACACCAAGAGAACCATCGGAAGTTCGTGTTAATGGCATAATGGCTTCCGGTCCAGCCTCACCAAAAACACCAGCCCCTTTTGCAAAAGCAAAAAATTGCGGGGAATCATAAATACCATTCGAATACGTGCTCAATGACGGAGACTCATAAACACCGCCCTTTGCATTCGGAATAAATTTACTAATAGCACTCCCGATAGTTCCTAAAATCCCCCCAGAAGAACTGTTACTAATGCTGTCGAAAATCCCAGTAATTGAAGCCTTTAATGCTATTCGACTAAGATCCGAAATCACGGAAGTAGCGAAAGAACGAAAATTTGCCTTGCCTGTCGTGACAAAATCACCCAGCGCATCGGTCATCCCATCAAACATCTGAGTCGTGGTTGATTTTATCTGCTCACTGATATCCTTAGTGTCATCCAGCCAGTTATTGAATCCCTGGGAGGCACCACTAACCCAGTCTCCTGCCTGAATATCGAGCTGCTCGTTTTTCTGTCTGACAATTTCTTTTTCCCGTTCCAGAGCATCATTCAGAGCCTGCATTTTCTCTTGAAAAACATGATCTGACATTCCACGGGATTTATCTGCATAGTCACGTTCAAGTTGCAGACGCTGATTGTTATATCCATGTTCAATCCGCAGTAATTCCTGCTGGCGTTGCTGATTTTTATCGCCAACCCCATAACCAGCAATCTGAATATCATACCCCTGCTGACGATTATCAATCGAAGCCTGCAATGAATCACGCCATGCTGTTATTTCGGCGGATTCCTTGATTAGCCTGTTATTTTTTTCAATCGCAACATTTTTCTCCATCAACGCGGTTATTTCTTCCCGGTGTAAGAGAAGTGATTTCTGATCCTGGGTTAATTTCGATGATGGTCGTGACTCTAGGTCGGCAATCCGCTGACGCCACTTAACCAGTTCCTGTTCAGAGGAACTTAATTTAACGGTCAACTCAGCTTGTGAACTTAGTAACGCATTCTGTTGATTCAGATGATCAATCATTCGTTGGGCTGCATCATCAGAATAACCTTTCGCCTTTGGTTGCTTTGGATCTTTATAACGCTCATTTATTTGAGCGATAAGATTATTATATTCTTCCTTTGAATACTGATTCTTTAGCTTTTCCAGTTTTGCAAGTTCACTAGCTCTCTGCTGCTCCCGGGTCTGATATTGTTTTGAAAAGGCATCTGCTCTCTGTCTGAGTTCAATTCCTTCCTGTTGTCGCTTGTTGTAATCGTTTATTGATGAATTTAGTACGTCCTGAGCAATTTTTTCTGCTTGAAGTACGCCCAATTGCTGCTTTAATCGTGCCAGCCTTTTATTTTGAGCTCCGCCATCTCCAATGCCACCTAACCCGAAAACTCCGGGTCGGGTATTTTTTTCTATTTCATCAATTTGACGGAGAACATCTGAGATTTTTTGATCAAGGGAGGCCTCACGGCCAATATCCAGCATGGAATCCCATGCCCATTTTGCGGAGTCTGCGACAGCTTTCCATGCAGTCTCAAGATAACCAAGATTTTCTTTAATCTGGTTGGTGCGCTGGATCATTGAGGATGAGTATTCTTCTGTCGCAATGCGGGCGGCCTCCTGCTGGTTCCCTTCATCCTGTAGCGCCTTAATCTGGTTATAAGTCGCAAGTGTCAGAAAATGGTACTGATCATTAAGTTTTGATATGGCACTGACAGGATCCTTTGCAATTTCATTGAAGTCATTAACCAGTTGTTCGGTTGATATTCCTGTTACTTCGCTCGTTTTTACTATCGCTGTCGTCACTTGCTCCAGCGAACTGCTCGCTACCTTTCCCGAACGCACAAGCTGATTTAATACTGCCGCCGCAGCACCAGTTGTCGAATCAGCCGCATTCCCGGCACGTTGAGCTATATCGCCCAATTGCCCGCTGGTTGTCCCCAACTGATTTCCGGTAAGAATAAGAGATTTATTAAATTCGTCCTGCTCCTGAGAGCCTTTATAGTAAGCCAGTCCTAAGACCCCAACGGCTGCTGCGGCCAGGGTAAAAGGATTAATTAATCCCAGCACATAAGAACCTACACCTTTGATCGCCGGGCCAATCCCACCGAACATATCTTTTAGCTGGCCGCCCTGCTGTATTAACACCATAAATGGCGACTGACCAGTGGACAACCCAACAACAATATCCGTCATTTGTGCAGGCAACATGCGCATAGCAAAAGCCGTTTGTTTTGCCGACATTCCGGTTTTGCTTAATTGTGATTGAGTAACCTCAAGCTCACTCCGCATAGCACGAAGTTTTCCAGAAAGCTCCTCATACATTTCAGGAGAAAGCATCCCCTTAGCTTTTGCTTCATTGAGCTGTTTCTGTTGTTCTACCAGACGATTAAAAGCAGTTCCGACAGGATCAAGTTGAGCAATCAGACGTTGCAAAGCAACAACCTGTTCATCATGCGCTTTTGCTGCTTCTCGCTCTGCCTGAGCCTCTCCGGTAAGCTCTCGCCGTGTTTCCTGTATTTTTCGGCTATAATTCTCAAACTGAGAACCATTTATTTTCCCGGATGCAAACGCAGCATTAAGTTCATCATGCTGTTGTTCAAGATTTCTTAGCGCCGCAGCCAGAGGGTCGATCTTGTCCAGCATTCTTTGAAAGGCCTGAGCCTGCGCTTCCTGCTGGGCGGCAGCAAGTTTTCCGGCCTTCTCGGCTTCTCTCTGCGCTTGCGCAACCCCGCTCAATTCCTCTGTGGTTTCATTAAGTTTACGGACAAGAAATTCATATTCTTCTTTATCAATAAGCCCTTTATCGAAAAATTTCTTTAATTCAGAATAGCGTCGACCGATAGTATCAATTGCGGCACCAACTGGATCAATAGCTACTTTTAATTTTGCGAGCGCGTTCTTCTCATCTTCTGTTGCCTTAGTCACTTTCCCTGCGCTATTTGCAGCAGTTTCCCCAGCCTGCGTCATTTTGACTAATGAGGAGGTCAGATTGTCAGCATTATTTTTCGCTCCAGTGCTATCAATAATTATTGCGAGACGCGAGGTTTGCTCTGCCATTTATTAAAACTCCTGACAACAAAAAACCCACCGCGAAGTGGGTTTCAGGCGACATAATAGTAGATATAGCGATTACGAGGCCAAGCAATGCTTTTCTCCAGGAGCATCATCGATTTAATTAAAGACACCATCACATCTCTGTAACAGAGTGTACGTAATTAACAACTACACACACTGCTCCTGAAAATACTGGTCATCCAGTGCAAAGATCACTGCTTCAAATTCATCGCGCTCAATCAATACCGGATGAGTGGCTAAATATTCATTTATCTCTGTCAGAGATAAAGGCAAAGGCACCCCAGCCATTCCAGCATAACGTCGGGCACGGGATATTACCGAATAGGCGTACAACAACTCCTTAAGCACCGGGTCTATTTCTGGTTCCGGTATCGGTGGCAACCTGAGTTTTTCTCGCTTCCATCTTGCCTTTTCCCCCCTTTCTCCCCCGAACTCCGATAACCACCGCTGGGCAGCTATGGCTTTTTTATCGTATCCTGCTTCTGCTGCTCTTTACCCTGGGCGATGCTGGCTGCTTCTGCAAGGATCTGCCAGTACAACTCTGGATTCTGCTTAAGCAGCGCGATCCCTCGTTCTGCCGTATATTCCAGTGCAACCTCAACACCATTAACCAGTTCACCAACCCCTTTCCAGTCTTTCAGCAGATAACGAGCGGCATTATCAATGAGTAAATCATCAACAGAATCCACCTCGGAAACCTTTGAAATATCAAACTCCTTCGTTCCGACGTGCAAACTGGCATCCATTTTCTCAATGTGGCGACGGATTAATGCATTACGGGAGCGATACTGATCGTTATCGCTGCTTGCCACCAACAGTTTTAACCCGTCTACAGGTTTTAAGTCCTTCATTGGCGTAAACCAGCGTTCTCCACCAATGATAATTTTCTGATTAAGAATAAACATCCATAACCTCATTCAATGCGTCCCCCTGTAGGGCAGTACCACAGGAGGAATAACGGAAAATCAACTAATCGCCTCAGCACTGGCTTTTGCGATCACGGCAGCCTGGGAATTTTTTTTTCTGGTTATCGTAGGTGCTTCATCTGCTGCGGTAATGCTCAATTGAACCTGGATAATGTCGCTATTACCCCCATCAGGCCATTCACCTGACACCTGAACCTTCGGGAAACTGAAAGTGTATGCCCCCTCTCCATTCGAAAGCGTGAAGCTGAACGGAACTGTTTCTCCAGTCAGTGTTTTACTCCAGATTTCCCACGCGGCTTTAGACCATGAAAGCGTCACCGTACCGGACGGTGTAAAAGTAGTCGGAATATTTGCTCCTGCATAAGGCGAGCCAGTCCCGATACAACGCTGTGTCTGGAGTTTGTTATCGAACTGAATATCAAAACTGTCGATACAAAAACCGTTACCTCCGGCAACACCATTCAGGCTTACTGCTGAAACCTCCTTAAACGAATAACGTAGCTTTCCTGCACTATCCACAGGTTCGCCTTTGATAAAATTCGTATCATCGGCCTTTGATTCCCAGTCCAGTCCGGCAAAGGTTACGGTCGCTGTAATATCGCCGTCGTTAGGGATCTGCATTTTCCATGAGCCAACCTGCGCTCCTCTGACGACAGAGGCAATTCCGACATCGGACGCATAGGTCGCCAGAGAAAATGTTATTCGCTCATTCCCCATTGTCAGAGAATCGCCTGACCATTCCGCGCCGAAACAGGATGCAAGAAAATCATCATGTTGACCCCAGCGAAATTTGGTACCAACATCACCGCCGACATCCACAGTGCCAGGCGTCGCCCCCTGAGCCATCCGGGAGCCACCAATCTCATTATTTTCGCCTTTATTCTGGGTGGGTTTTACTCCCCAGCTTGTGCGTTTTAATAAACTCCAGTCACCACTTGCTGGCGTAGTGCCTGCAACCGTCTCCCGGATAAATGCCGAGATAACCTTTGCACCTGAACTCACAGGAGCCTCCTATGTCATTAATTGCGCTAGAGCGCGCGATATGGAATTTGAAGATTAAGCTGGAACCAGCCATTCTTTTCGCCAACGGCTATTGAGGAAACAGCCTGGTAACTGAGACGATCGTCATCCTGAAACTCAAACAGTTCCCGCAATTTATCGGCTGTCTCAGTAATGAGTTTTGAACCAGAACCTGCGGGGACAAATAACTGAATAATGATTATCCCCGTGCGATAAACAACCGGCCCCGCGCCAATTTCATTAACTCCAGCCTGCCCGGGAATATTACTTAACCGCGCCCAGATTAACTTACCGGAAGGATCGAACGTTGGCCCGTTCGGATACAATACGTCTTTTCCATCAATAATCGTCTGTGCCGTCATTCTGGAAATAACCGTATTTCTGATTTCAGTAAACTTCATTTGTAAGCCTGTAAAACACCATGAAAAGCGTTGGCATACACGCCAGTTGGCGCTTGTTGTGAATGACCGTTTTCAAGAGCCTCTGCATAAGGAAGGTTATTCTGGATATAAATAACCCCGTAATTTGCAGCTTTCGAAATAACCCCGATCCCACGCTGAACAGCAATCGTACCGTTCGGATCCACGTTATCAGATATACCAAAATCGGGATGCTGTAACGACACCAGGTTGTTATTTCTGAAACGTCCGGTATCAACCGGAGCAGCAATATCAATAGCAGTAAGAATCTGCATAGCGATGTAGCGAATCTTCAGCCCTACATTTTCCTCAATCATCCCGGCAAATATTGACGGTTCTATATCCCATGCCTTTGCCATTTACGCTCTCCTTAACTGGATAGAGTAAACTGATGCGGAAGGATCTACACTTGCTGTAATTACCTCGTATCGTTGTAACTGCCTTGATACAGGATCATAAATCTCAATAATATGGTCGACAGCTGGTTTATCCGTAACCTCGCATACCAGAGCGGTTAATTTAAGGTCACCATGCAAAATATTAATCCCATCAATTCTGCCCAGCTTATAACGTGTCAACACGCCTCGCCCGGTATAGATTGCGGTGGATTCGCCGCCAGTTTCCGTCACAGGATCCCAGTGCCGGTGCGTAACGTAAGAACCAGAAAAATCACTCACGGCGTCCGCTAAATCCTCATCAAAAGCAGCGGCAACCTCTGACTGAATCTCTTCACGAAGCCCCATTATCCCCCCCTCACAACCCTGACTTGTGAGCGACTAAGTCCGTACGGTTTCAGCAGTGCTATCGCAAGCTGTAAATCGGGTTCAAGCAATGCAGTGCTGTTTGCTGGCAACTCAGAAAATGATTTCGATACACTGACCCCGTCAGCCGACACGGCTTTACTGATAACAACGCCAGAATCATTTTTCTGCTGAAACAACTTACCGAATGAGGCAATTCTGGCTGCATATGCTCCCGCAAGTTTTACCTCTTCCGGAATACGGGATGGGTTAATTTTCAGGTTGAAGCCATTAAGCCAGGCATTAGCCATTAAAACAGCTTTATTTTTAGCGTTCTCACTCGTCCAGGCGTTCCCAAACGCATTATCAACGTCATCACAGGTCACGTAAGTGATCATGTGTTACTCCTGAGTTTTCCAGCCCATAGCCTTCCAGTTGTCAACTTCATCAGGATGAACATTAGCGATAGTTGGTGCGCCGGGAAACATCTGATAATCGGTCACCATAACCACTAACTCAATTTGCGTTTTTTGTGCGGCTTCACGCTGTGCTCTTTGCTCTTTAGTTAATCCGGCCATATGCCCCCCATTAAAAATGGGGCCGAAGCCCCGTTTGAATGTTTAACCAAGAATCAGACAACCATGTGCCGGCTTCACTGATGAAACACCCCATGCCAGTCCAACTTCATAGCGCACCTGGCGATACTGACGATACAGTGCAATCTGGAACGTAATCCCTGAAATCGGGTCCGTAACATTCATTACATCATCAGCATTATCGCCACCTTCCGGCATTGCCGGAGTACGGGATGCCAGCAGAAACGCGTTGCGATCAAACGCCATATTTGCAGTAAAGGCCCCAACAACTGTGATGGCAGTATCATCGGCCAGATCCTGACGCAGTCCGGGCGCTGCAAGAGTAATCAGATTGCTGGTCGCTGCTGCCACAACATACTGATTCGGATCACCAGCGAACGTAACAATCTGACCTGCAGAAATACTCCCCGAACCAGTATCAATGGAAATAAGAACATCGCCTTCTTTTTTCTCTCCATTCACGAGATAACCAGTTGCAGCAACCTTTGGCGCTCGTTTCACACCTGCCGAACTGTGAATATTGAATCCCTCCAGACGCCCCAACACGCCCTCACGCAGTAGCTGTTCAGTGCCGGATTCATTCACCTTAAACAATACAGACTGTTTTCCGCGCAAATTAGCAATGGCAGTGGAGCCAAGCACCATCTGCAGATCGGTTGTCGGTGCGCCGTTATCCTCCAGAACCTGACGAGCCAGAGCAGCATCAGAAAGATCATCTTTAACACCAAACGGCGTTGTCCCTGCGGTTCCCACGGCGCGGGAAGCACCGAAATACAACGCACCAAGATCAGCCTCAACCTCGTTTGCAAGGGCGCGAAAAGCCTGCTTGAACTGATCAGCCAGAATGGTGTTGTAAGTCCCTGAAGGGCCAAGAGCCAGTTGTTCTTCACCATTCCATTTAACCGGTGCCATTTTGGATTTAGTAATTTTTACATCAACAGTGCCAATATTTTGATCACCTGTATTCGGAGCTGACGGCCCCGGTACGATATCTTCGGTTTTCGCCTCAGGCGCAACTGGCGCGGTTACCGTCTGATCTTTTGCTGCGGCGTCAGCTTTTGCGTTTTTTGCTACCGCAGGGATAAAACCTACCTGCTCACGGGATACAACATCCAGGGCGGTATAAATAGTCGGGATCAACCCGGTCAGGGTATTTCCAGCCATAATTAAATATTCCTTAAAAATTTGCGTAATTGTGAATAGATGGAGTAATGAGCTATCCAGCCCTGACACCAGCTCCCATCCGGAAGCTGACAAATGTGTTAATCAACGATTGTGATACCGTCTTTCAATGCGTTTTGCTTACCTGCAACATCCAGTGCATCAAAAGCAGAGCGTTTCATCGTTTTCTGACCAATATCATGCTGTGTCGGACGGGAGCCGCCGCCATTGTTGCCACTGGCTTTCAGGATGTAGTCTTTCTGAGGGTAATTTTCGACGAGGAACTCCAGCGCCTCATCAAACTGCGCCAGTTCGCCAGGCTTCGCGCGGGAATAAATTTTGTTGCCGGAAGCGTCATAAGCAACGATCTTCCCTTCTTCCACTTTGAATGCCTGCCCGAAGCGGGCTTGTAATAAATCTGCCGGGATCGCAATTTTATCGGCAATATATTTTGAACCCGCAAAACTACCACCAATCATAGAATCGTAAAGCTGCGTCTCCAGCATCTGAGAGCGTTGCTTTTCTTCATCTAATTGCTGCTGAAAATTTTTCGTAATTTCTGCCTTAACCTGGTCAACCTGTCCCGCATCGATCAGCTTTTTCTGGTCGATTTTTGACAGCATTTCCAGTGCCTCGATCGCCTTCTTCGGGTCTTCGATAGCGGCAAACTTAGCCAGTTTTTCCTCTGCAGCTTCTTTAGCCAGGCGATGATTTTTTGCCTCGCCATTAAGCTCTGTAATTTTTTTTATCGCCAGCGGTGCATCGAAGCCGATTTCTTTACCATCGTCGTGCACATAAACTGGCAGGCCAGCAGTATCAATTTCTGCGTATTGTTTTCCGTTAATCTCGACCGTTTTCAGTTTCATATTAGTACCTGGTTTAAGTCTTCCGACAGTTACGCTGCTCACCATCCGGATCGCAGCAATAAAAAAGGCCACCCGAAGGTAGCCTGTTGTAATAAATGATTTATTTAAATCCCTGCTTTTCTGAATACCTGTGCATCACGCTCACGGAGTTGCTTCAGCGTCAGCCATTCGCCTTTATCGGTGTAAAATTCATCTGGCGACATACCGCCATCCCGAATCAGCTTTGCCCGGGTTTCCCCCACAATCTGTTTTTGTCTGGTGTAAGGCTGACGCAAAAACCATTCCCTGTAGGTTGTATCTCCGGCCACCACGCCATCCATGCTGGCCCGCTCAGCCGGGGAAATATCACGAACATCAATACCCAGTTCCTTCGCTGATTTCAGAATGAACGTTTCCGTTGAGCGGCAGCAGAAATGAATTTTTCCCGGCCCATGCAAATAAGGCACACTGTGACCTACAGGTTTATTATCCAGCGTATATTTGAGGCGATCCCTGATTCGACATTGTGGCGTAGTACGATTATCAAGCGTTGATAACCATTGCTTACCCTTAATCAAATCATTATTCGCGCTGGCAAAACTCTCACGGGCAGTAGCAGCAAGATGTCCAACCGCTGTTTTTGCAATGCTGGCCGCATTAGCCCGGCTCATCTGCAATGCACCATCCTGAAATCCCTTGCTGACATGTCCCCGAATTTTTCTTGCGATCTGCTCATTGGTATCCCCCAGCAAAAAACCCTGACGCACCGTATTTGTTATGCGTCTGAGCCGATCCGCCTCAAGATCCAAGGCCCACTCACTGAGCAGTCGTCCCTGGAATGGTCGCGCCATTGCAGCGGCGTAAAGTGCATCAGAAGATATACCAACCAGAGGGTGAACATCAGCAACAAAATCAGGTAGCAGAGAATCAAACAGACTTAACTGATAACCAGCCTCATAGATTGCTAGCTCGTTCAGCTCTCCGGAGAGACTGGTAAACATGCTGTTAATAGCAGCGCGGTTAACCTCTCTGACACTCGCCAGAAGTGACTCCAGGCGCGTAACGGTAAAACTACCAGGATCGAGGCTGTCCAGTGCTACCAGCAGGCGAGCTGTAAGCTCCGCATCGCTGTCATTCAGTATTTTCACCATTCTGGCAGCCACACCATTGCTATAGCGGGATATCCAGACTGCATGAGCAATTGATTCATCACGCAGCCGTTCATTCACGGTTTGCATCATTGATTTCCATCAGCATTACACTCTGATTTTTTAATTCATCGATCACTTCCTCTGGACGGGAATCCTGATCGATAAATTTCAACGCCTGCAACACCCGAACCGCATCAATCTGACGTATATCACCGCCCTGACGCAATGACTGAACAGCCAGCGCGGAGGATGAGTCAAACACCTGGGCAGATACATCCAGTTCAGTGCGCACATCCACATTGCCACCGCAACTCTCTCCGCTCCATTCCGCCATTATCTGGAGAATATTATCGAGGGCATCTTCGAGGGAGTTCGCCATTGTATAAAGCGGCGAGTGTTCCTGCATCCGCTCTTCATTAGTCTGATCAACAGATTTGGTGGATGTATTTTCAGCCCGCAGAAGTTTAGCGCCGGCATGACGCATCTGATTTTCCAGCTTCTCAAGTGATGTTTCGCCAGATTCTATCGCTGCGCCACTATGTTCAACATATTCGAGGCCATTTTTTGTTCTGTCCTCAAAAATCGTAGCGGTGGATGCACCAACCGTCAGTTCTTCATTCCTGTCCAGTCCGTAGGCCACCAGCAATGGAACGCGGGCAACATGAAGAATATTGTCCTGCTCGCTCTGGCTTTGCCAGTGCTTGATATTCAGCAAGCCAAGATTAAGCAATGGCGGTGTACCACGCATAAACCCTGTTTTCTTCGTATACAGTGTTACCAGAGGAATATCATCACGGCTGGTATTCCATGACTCATGAAGCATCCAGACAGATTCGCCATTAGTACCTTCGCTGCGTCGATAAATTTCTACTCGACGGGGCATAATATGGCGGATCTGCTCCACCTTCTTCTGCCCGAAATCATCACCATCAATAATGATGACCTCTTTTATACGCAAATCAGTGAGAACAACTTTCCCTTTTTCAACTTTCGATTTCCATCCAATAACCTGGCGTGGATTCAGCATCGTAACGTACGGGCGACCACCGGCCGCGTTTTCATCGGCTTTTGTCCGAATCTCGTTCATATCCGTTCGTGGATAGTCCACCAGCGCATGTGCCACACCATACTGAAATGCGAGACTGAAAAATTGCTGCGCCCACACATCCAGTCGGCTCCCCTCCATGTCGATATTTTCTGCATATTCCCTGATTTTTTCCGGCGTTTCCTCACTCAATACTGTCGGCTCTGCAAATATGCGCCCAATATTTTGTTTGATGCTTTCTTCATACACAGGAAGTAGCGTAGCCACAGACAGGCGTTTTTTATAAGCGTCTTCATCTTCATTAGGCCATTTGGGGAGATAATTTTCCCCCTGCCTGCGCATTTCAAGCGTACCGCCCATCAATGCGTCGTTAATATCCCACGCCTCCAGCATATCGTTATAGTCGAGGTTGGGTGTTGATATATCAGCCATAATTAAATCCGAAGTGATGTGACTCTTCCGGTCGGTTTGACAATAGGGAATTGCTTAACGATGAAATAACCTCCGGCATCATTCGGGTGATCATTGCCAGATTTTTTATCAGGCTCCCCCTTATCATCCCAGACCTGTTGCTCCAGAGATTCGGCATATACCGGACAACGCTTCACATTAACTTTATAGCGACGCTCACCATTGGCATTGCAGAACATTGCATTCATTGAGTTAACGCGATCTTTTACTGGCGGGTTCGAGCTGTTCACCACAACGTTAAAACCTGCCTGCTTAAGCTGGGCTATATCCGTCGTACTTGCGTTACTTGATTTTCTGGAATCTCCGGAAGCATCTGGATAAATATAAATCTCCCTCACTTTCCGGTAATCATGCCCGTCATACAGCCAGAAGCGTTCTTTAATGAGGCGGATCATATCCGGCGTATCGTAGGCATTGATGATTTCAGTTACCGCACATGGAAGCCCCAAACGCAGCACATGGACGATTCCCGCCATCTTTCCAACGTTAAAATCCATCCCAATATAAATCGGCTCCCCTGGCTGCTCCACTTCTTCGCAATTATTCAGTTTCCGGTCAAACTGATGGTAAACAGTACCACTTGTCAGGTTAGTAAACCGTCCTAGAAGATAGGCTTTAATCAGCTCTGGAGGGTATGATTCAAGAAGTGAAGGAATGTAATCTGCTGGCAGGTTCTTTTCATTATCGAAAGTAGATGCCTGCACCAGACCATACAGTGAGGCCAGCTCTGTTTTTTCACGCACGGCTTTAACAAACTGCTCGTAGACAAATTTGAATCCTTCCGGCGTGGTTGTAACGTCAATACCGTTGCGAAGTCCATCAATCTTATAACGCATACGCGCAATTATCTTGCGCCACGCCGTTCTGGCTTTTTCCTTCGGCAAAATGTCCAGTTCATCCACCAGCGCATTACCAATTTTGAAACCGACGATCGTTTGTGGCTTCTCCATCGATCTGCAGATAGTGGTTCCCCGATACTGGCGTCCGTAATAAAAGTGAACCTCTTTATTTCCCTCATTAATTTTTACGTTCAATCCCCAGTCAGCAGCAACTTCTTCCACTGTAGGGTAAAAAATATCGCGAATTTGGGGATACGTTGGCGCAAAATATCCCTGATTTATACCTGGATGCTCCCAAATCCCCTTGCATATGCCGCCACACCCAACCCATGTTTTGCCCGAGCCAAAACCAGCAATATAGGCTTTAAATTTATGGGGCATTGAAAGAAATCGCGCCTGAGGCACATTAAGCGTCGGAGAGATCATCTTCATCACTCCTTAATCTGGCATCAACCACATTAATATTGATCGCCACAGGCTGGGGATGTTCATTATCCTCCACCGTTTCGATCTCTTTGCGCAGCTTCTGGTTTTCCATTCTGCGCCGTTCAATTTCCAGTTCCTGTAGCCGCTTATCTGCACATAATGCCCCGCCAGCAGAAAGCAAACGCAACAATTCACGCCGGGCGGCAGCCTTATCCTCCAGCAGGATCTCAACACCGTATTTTCCGAGCTTTGACCCTGCATATAATTGCCGCGCATCCCCATCAAGCAGTGTGGTATCAGCCATATAAAGCTGTCCCGTTCCCTCACCGCAGCACTTCGGGCAATCCGGATTGGGTATGGCGTTATCAACAAAGCCGAGGCCTCCATATTCCGGCTCGGGTTTACCATCTCTGGAGGCCTTTGCCGCAGCCTTATCGAATTCTGCAATATCACGCCACTGGTAGAGATGATTCTCGCCCCAGCAATAACGGCAGTTAACACGGCGAAATTGTGCCAACTGATTGGGGTCGGCCTGGACAATGGCCATCAACTGGCTCACCAGTAAATCCAGGTCTGCGGTATAGCGTTTCTGGTACTGATTGCGGAAGTAGCTGATAGCACGATAAACCCTGGCATTTCTAAGCATACGGCTGGCGTTGCTGTTAGCTGTCGCACCTTGCCCCTCATAACCAGCCAGTCGGTATGCCTCTGTCGGCTTTTTCCCCTGAGCAACCAACATGGCGAATTTTGCCTGCTGGTCAGAAATACCGAATTCATCGGGGCAGAACGAAATTTCTTCCGTGTCCCCCTCAATCAGGAGTGCATCGGATACAGCCTTTTTTTTCTGAGATTTTCCGTTCTGCCTTTGCGCAGTCTGCGCAGTTTTTTTTCGCGCACTTTTTTGCGCAGTTTTGCGCATTTCTTTCTGCGCATTTTTCGGAGTTTTTTTGATGTAACGACGGGCTGTTGCGTAGTTCAGTCCCCTTGCTTCACACCATGCCACCGGAGATATACCGGAGCGGGTGTATTCAGCAATATACTCCTGCTGCAACGCCCCCCAGTCCGGTCTGCTCATCAGTTAGTCCTGATTTTTATCCACCCTGAGTAGTTCGCGCAGAGCAAAGGCATCCCCTTTTCTGGCAAGCTTAAACAATGCCGCTCGTAACTCGGCTTCACCTTTCGCTCTGCCCTTACGGATGGCCGCATAAAAATCTGTCATTGCTTCCCGATTTTCTTTCAGTCGGTTCAGATCAACATCCAGAACGTCAGCGATTTGTTGTGCAGTCATCCGGCACGCTGCCAGAGACTCGACTTTCGAATACGGAATCATTTGTCACCCCCATTGATATGCAGGGTGTCTTCTTCCTGTATTTTTCGTGAAGGATTTTTACTGCAGCGTTGTTCCAGGTGACCTGATGGTGAATGCGTTTATGGCTGGCACCCATCAGTGAGATTTTTACGCACGACGGCGAATACATGACGGAGTAAAAACTTTTAACGTAGGTTCCGGAATCCAGATACAGCTCGGTCATTCCGCCGCTGTTTTTCTGCGTCTGTTTCTGCCCTAACTGGACAGCACCGATCGTCATAAACAATTCACCACAGCGACCGAGATTCGTGTACGTATTCACATCCTCGTTAATGCGCCCCATGAATGAGAACGGTCGATCAACCGAACAGATAAAGCTGTTCATTGCCTTGCGTTTCACCCACGAAGCATGGCCGCCATTGTCACCAAGAAAATCCCCGCCCTGCGACATAGCGATGGAAAGCGCGGGTATTGATTCGTAATACGCAAGCATTTCAGAAAGGATCTCATCCAGTTTCCTTATCGGGAAATAGGCCTGGTCATAGTTGCGATCCACCCGAAACTGGAACTCGTGATAATCATCATCGAGCTGAATGAAGTATTTACACCCGACCAGTTTTGCCTGGTCGAAACAGGCATTACGGGCGTAAAAAATTGAGCGGCGGTCACTAAAATTATCGGCTTCGTCAAAACGACTAGCAATATCGGCTTTGGAAAATACCAGCACCTGTTCACCAAATTCAGCCATGTACTGATGCCGTGTCTTATCTTCATCATCAACAACGATAAAAATTTTCCCGGTATAGCCAGCACGACGCAACGTCCGGTAAGTCAGAACTTTGTCCGGTCGCCCGTGAGTCAGAATAAAGGCGCAAAAATCATCACGCATATTCCTCCTCCCCGCCATGCATGATCTCCACCATGCGCTGCGTCATTCGGACAAATCCATTTTCAATAGCCTGCTGATAATCAATGATCACCAGCGCCGACTCCTCGAAAAGGCACTGAATTTCAGCGGGGGCATGAGCGTAATAGTCCGCAATTCTGCTGAAATTAAACACCGTGTGACGTTCTGCTGCACACAGGAGGAATTTCTCAATATCAGGATCAAGGGACGCCGAACGTATCCGGCTGATCAGCTCCTGAGTTTTCGTATCGTCGTACAGTTCACTGATATCCGGTTTACCGCCTGACGGCTCATAAACAGGCGTATCAATTTTCGTCGTATACGGCTCCTCCTCATTTCCTGTACCGGGCAAAACATCCGTCAACAGTTCATCAATTTCTGCCGGGATGAAGCCTGTCAGGGAGACATCAAAATCAGCATTGATTAGGTCCGACAGCTCCATCCGCAACAGATCTTCATCCCAGCCAGCATTCATCGGCAGGCGATTATCTGCCAGGCGGTACGCCTTTTTCTGCTCATCCGTCAGGCCAGACAGAACAATGACCGGAACAGAATCCATTTTGAGCATTTCAGCCGCCATAACACGACCGTGACCCGCAATAATTTCGCCCTTTTCGTCAATCAGCACCGGATTAGTCCAGCCGAATTGCTTAATACTTTCTACCAGTTGTGCCACCTGCTCAGTACTGTGCGTCCTGGCGTTGTGCGCATACGGTGACAATTCTTGTAATGGGCGATAGACTATCTTTAATTTCTCGCTCATACAGCCTTGCTTTATGAATAAAACGCACCCCAGCAGCCAGTGCTACTGGGGGCGGAGGTGTTGCTGGTAAAGTTAGGTATTGGATCAATGAGTGAGTCAACATAATATTAAACTCACAATTATAAATCAGCCATATATTAGGAGCGCCAAAAAAAACCTGAAAACAATATAATAACAGGATAAATTTCAAGGCGACCAAGAATCATAGCTATGCACATTAAATATTTTGCAATGTCATTAAGCACTCCGAATGACGATGCAGTAGCCCCAAAACCTAATCCCATATTATTAATACATGCAGCCACTGTTGCAAATGATGTAAGAAAATCATATCCCATACCATTTAACACCAGTATAAAAAACACCGTGAAGAGAGTATAAAGAAAAAAGAAACTCCATACAGACCTCATTACACGATCTGTAACTATCTTCCCTCCTACATTTACACTCAACAACGCTCTGGGATGAGAAAGCTGATTTATCTCGTGTTTGCTTTGTTTGAAAAGTATAAGAAATCGAAGTGACTTAATTCCACCACAGGTTGAACCTATACATCCCCCAAAGAAACTTGACAACAGCAAAAACACTATCGTGTGCGTGGGCCAGTTTGCATAATCCTGCGTAGCTAAACCATTATCAGTGAGCATGGAGCTGGCAAGAAAAAACGAATGAATAAAACTTCCATGCAAGTCATACATACCTATATGCCAGACCTGGAAAGAGGTAACAATGATCACCCCTAAGGCTATTAACAGAAAGAAACGAAGTTCAATATCTCTGATTAAAGGTTTTATCGTTTTTCTGCTAATAACAATATACCAAAGAGTGAAGTTGAAAGCCGATAGCAGGGAAAAAGAACCAGCCACCAGCTCAACCAAATAGTTATTAAAATATCCGATACTCTCGCTATGAGTTGAGAAACCACCAAGCGAAACTGTGGAAATCCCGTGACAAATAGCATCAAACAAAGGCATTCCTGCAAGTCTATAACAGACAATACAAGCAATACCTAATAAAGAATAAGTTATCCACAGTGTCCGTGACGTATCGGCCAGGCGGGGAGTGAGTTTGTCATCCTTAAATGGCCCCGGCATTTCTGACTGATAAAGCTTTGCACCACCAATACCCAATAATGGCAATACTGCAACCGCCAGAACAATAACTCCTAAACCACCTATAAAATTTAACTGTGACCGATAGTACAAATATGCCCGAGGTAATGAACTAACATCATCAATTACAGTTGCTCCTGTGGTTGTTATTCCAGAAACCCCTTCAAACAGAGCATCAATGAACGTTAAATTAAGTTCTGAGTCAATCCATAAAGGGAATGCACTAATAACAGAAAACAAAATCCAAAACATTACAATTATAATGAACCCATCACGGGTACGTAATTGAATGCCAGATTTCTTAGTTGTATACCACGCTCCGCCACCAGTGCAAAAAAATATAACGAAAGTTATAAAGAAAACGAACAGGCTTTTTTCTTTATAAAACAATGCTACAACCATTGGTGGCAACATTGAAAGACTATAGAGCCAAACCAGGAACCCACACATATGAGTAACAACTCTTACATGAGATGTATTCATATCTAAATATTCTTTCAATTATAACCACCTTGCTGCAATATTATGATTATACTGTATAAAATTTAACTCCTCTTAGATCTTACTTCACTGTTCTTTATGAAACAATCATCAAAATGAATCATATTGTAGTTAAGATTTTACTTTAAACACTGTTCGGTTATGTATTGCTGAGCACCTTCAAGTTGGGCCTGCATCATTACCAGTCGTTCCCGGAGGGTGAAATAATCCCGTTCAGCGGTGTCTGCCAGTCTGGGGGAGACTGCATTATCCACGCTGGAGGTGGCGGTGGCTTCACGCACTGACTGACAGACTGCTGTGATGCGCAACCGACGACGACCAGCGGCAACATCATCACGCAGAGCATCATTTTCAGCTTTCGCATCAGCTAACTCCTTCAGGTATTTTGCATCGAGTGCAGCAACATCACGCTGGCGTATCTGCATGTCAGTAATGATTGCGGTCGCCTGGTTGAGTTTTTCCGTCACATTATCGCGTTGCGCTTTGTAGGTAATGGCATTATCACGGTAATGATTAACAGCCCATGACAGGCAGACGATGATGCAGATAACCAGAGCATAAATAATCGCGGCAACTCTGCTCACTGCTCTATCCCCCAACAGGCTAATGCGCTCTCCTGATCACGACGAATAACCTGACCGTAACAGTTATTTGAACGAAGGCGGCAATCGCGCCCCCTGTCCTTAATCCACCAGCGAATCGCCTCGCAGGCACCTTTACGATCACCTGCATTCAGCCGCTTATAAAATGTCGACGGAAAACACTTAGCGGGGCCAATGTTATAGGGACAAAATGACGCGATACCCGCTTTTTGTGGTTCGGTCAGTGTTACTTTAATATTGCGATCCACCCATGCCAGCGCCTTATCACGCTCAATGGCATTAACCTGATCGCATTTTTCCTTCGTCAGTGTCATGCCCGGAATAACAGGTTTACCATCTACTATCGTGGCACCGCGACAGATGGTCCATATGCCGGAACCATCGCGGTATGCCGTAGTGTGGTTACCCTCTTTTTCATCCAGAAACTGGTCAAGTATCTCAGAAGCAGATGCGCCTGCTCCAATCAGCGCCAGAACGGCCGCTGACAGGCCGTATTTGATTTTTGCGTTCATGGATATTTATCAGGATTTATCGGTTTCTGAACCCTGGATATGTTTATCTGCCCCGGCCTGTTGAATCAGGCGGGGAAAAGGTAAATACAATCAAGAGGATTATTTATGGACAATAACACCATTTCTCTACAGGAGTTGCTCGACTGCATTTCCAGGCTTCGGGATGATGTAAATGCCCTCACTGTTGCATTTTCATATCTGGCCTTATCAATTCCCAGAGAACAAATGCAACCAACACTGGCATCGCTCCTGCTTGAATCACGCAACCCCAAATGGTCCCAGGAACAACAAAATTCTTTTAAGTGGCTGGCGGCATTACTGGAAGAAAAATATGCTGGTAAAATTACCATTTCGGTGGAGTCTTCAGAAAATCAGTAATTCTTCCTGGTAGCTTTCCTTTGTAGGTTATCCACACATTCTGCGCCTCTAAAATTACGGGGCGCTTTTCCGGCGACTGCTCATCCCCTTCACATAACCCGGCAGCAACATCCAGGAAAACCTGTCTGATGCTCCTTCTGGCTGCAGACTCATAAAACTCCAGCGCAGCACCTTCAACACGGTCCAGCGAGATGTCCAGGTCAAAAATTTCACCGTCAAAGCGTTTTTTGTCTTGTAATGCTACAGTTACCGCAACTTTATTCTCAAAATTGCGGATCCCTTTCACAATCAGTTCATAGTCTTGGGTCATTATATTACTCTCCTCTCGCAGCCTTTCTTCTGTCTTCTCTGATTTTGAAGTACAGATTTGTCAGATAAGTCAAAAAGCCCAGAACCAGACTTCCCAGCACACCAATTGCAGCCCACTGTGACGGACTGACCTGATCCAGCCACTGTAAAAACCAGTATCCAGCACTGCCTGCGGAGGTGCCGTAGGCAATGCCCGTTGTTAACTTGTCCATGGATTTCATAGCCTCACCTCCGAGAATTCGGATGGTGCTAAACGTAGGGTCCAGGCTCTCAGATTTACTAACAAGAAGTCAGAGATGTTATCCGTAGCCTGACAATGAAAAAGCCCTAGTACATGCAAGGGCCTGATGAAGTACCAGATTAAGAATCTGGCGGCATAACCTCGCACTTGATATCGTTACATCGCCAAAAGTAACAACTATCAATGGAGAAAATGAATGGAACTATTTTTGGTTGATCGCCGAGGAATATACTCAACTGGCAATATTGTTACACCAAAGCGATTCTCCGATATAAGTCCTGTCGCAATGTCATCTCTGGTAGACAAACTTTTTCCGTGCGGGCTTGCACCACATGGCGAGGGATACCTTATTAACAATGCGGCAAAAATTTATAATAAAAGCGAATTCATCGACTGGGGGTTAGAGTTTTACCGAAGAGGAGTTTACCCGCAAAAACCTTCTCGCTATACGTCACTCTTCGCATGGGGTAACCTGGAGGAGGCTAAACATTTTCGACTTACAGACGGGAAACCATCAGATAAAATCTTCATAATACAAACAGATAGTTATCATCGCGGAGATATGTCATTATTAAGAAATGATACATCAGTACTGGAATTCACCTACAGAATGGAACTTTACTGGGCAGGTAAAACCTTTAACCCTGATCCAGTCTGGGAATACATTTGTCCGCTACCAGTAACTATCGGTGAACAAGTCCTTGCTTAATCCCCTTCATCCCAATAAAGACCTTTCGCGACACAATGGGGGCGGTAAGGATAGCAATAACTTGCTCTGACGTTACCAACCAGCGTACCACTTTCTTTGAATGCCTTATCTCCGTTCCTGAGCTGTGATAAGGCCTTTTCAAGTTCAGCTATCGCGACAGCCACGTCTTCGCTTTCTACATACAGTGAAAAACCTTTAATGGGTGAACTCATGGTAAGTTGGCTCATAGATATTTGATGATGGTGTGAGTGCATAAATAGTCTCCCAGTGAAAGAAAATTCGAGTTGTGCTGTTACCATATCAAGGATGCTACTTATTTCTATATGAAAACAATAATAATCATTTAATATGCATAATTATAATTAGCCATCAAGCATTCAAGAAACCATCAAGATATTGATATAAATCACCACAAAACCAATATCGCCTCATAAAATACCTACGATTCTTTGTCTGTCGGAATCTTTTGTAAATCCTTGTTCTTCTCACCATGAATTTTCACGGGCTCCTCTTCCGGGGAGCTATTTTTTATCGTAAATAACCACTCATTACAGATGAATTGGCCAAAATCAATATCCGTCACAGACATAGAGCAATAGAATTAATAACGTACGCATTTACTTATATACTTCCTTTATTCACAAGCGACTCTTTAACGGGTCGCTTTTTTTCGGACTATCACCGACACAATGTCAAAAAAAAGATCTGCATCACAAAAAAACTTATAAAAAAATCACAAAATCCAAAACTCCACTACATAAACACTAATAAATATTGCTTCACATATTTTCATACTAGTGCCCTCGCAAGAGGGCTTTTTTATCTGGATGAAAAAACAATCAACCATTAATAATAACATAGTAATATTGACTAAAGTCAAGGAAAAACAAATCATGACACCTAAAGATATAAGAGTTTTTCTGGAGGCGAATTTTGAAATGCATTAGATTTTACGGCTCTTTCACGGGCCGTTTTTTTTGCCTGAAATTATGCCAGAAGCCGTGCTGCATCATCTCACCAACATCAACGCCTCCTCAGTCCTGAATTAAGACTACGTGGTGATTTTTAGCCTAAAATCCCTGCCAAATACTTTCTATATAAACAAAAAACCGCCCATCAAGGAGGTAAAAAGATGGTTAGCTAAAGAGGTCATTATTATTATGATCTGAGGCGTCGGGTGCCTCCCGAAGTATATCAGCTCCTGACTAATACACTGTGTGTTCCCTCCCGCTAAACAGTTATACCTTGCCACCCCCGCCCTGGGGAACACCTCAAGATCCTTAATAGATTAAAATACAGCATTAATAATATAAGTGAACTACATCACATTATTTAGGCATAGAAATATGCATCAAAACAACAACAATATATCAACACTAATATCTCATTTCTTACAGATACAAAAAAACCACCTTTAGGTGGTTTTTTTGTATCCGTGGGATTGTTCGCCTCGCGATACAGCTTTGCGAAGCATAGCGAAATTGAAGCAGTTTATACGTAAGAAATCAAGCCATTTTCTCAGCAAATGATTCACGCATGGGAATATATAGGACATACTCAGCAACAGCTAACCAATTAGCAATCCGTTTTTCGCATGTGCTAAAACACCACTCTGGGTGTGCATCATGTAGCAATTCAGCCATTTTACGCTTAGTCATCCCCCGCCCTTCATAGCGTTGCCGGAGAATGCAAATCAATCCTGGATGCTCTGCCAGCACCTCACTTATGACTCGATCAATACATAACGCCTCTGCATCAGTACAATGCGCCAGCCAGCTCTTTTGCTTGCCGTTGATCATCTCTCTCAAAAACGCTTCCAGCTCAGCTTTCTCTATTCCCGCTTTTTTCATTCTGCGCAGGGCTTCATTGATGGCTGTTTTCGTCAATTTTTTGGATGCCATCAACTGATTGAACATATTTCCTGACCTGCCACCGCCAATATACGACCAGCGCCCCCACATACGCAGTTTGCCCTGAATCCAGACACTTTCCAGCGTGGCGAGACGAAGGTGTTCTCCGCTTTTTCCTGTATTCGTTGGGTAAATCACAAATATCCCTCCTTTCTCCAGATTTCTTGTGTGCGAAAAACACCTTCTGCATGCATCAGGCGTAATTCTTCTTTGGTGTAATCGCTGGTTTTTACCCGCCCGTCGATTAGATCGTGGCATGAGCTACAGGCAATCGCCGCCTGCATATCGTGTGGTTTTGTCGCTGTTCCGCACGTTCCCGCCAGTCGGTAATGCGCCAACACAGACGTTTCCGGATCGTGATTGCAGTAGCCAGGAATTCTGACGGTGCACATCTGCCCCGGCGCCGCTTTACGTAAATCCACCATTACGCAAACTCCAGCAGCTGCGCGGCCACATTTTCGACTTGTTCCGGAGAGGAAAATTTACGGAACAGAATCCAGTTCCACAGCACATTTAGTACAGATTTATAAACCTGCTGAAACTCGGTTTCGTCCATATTCGCAAACGCGATAGATTTCGCCCGACGCCCACGACTACCATCAGGATAAAGATACTCGGTGTAAAATCCGGCCTGAATGGTTACCCACTCGCGGAAAGCCTCAAACGACTTTAGCAATGCCGTATCCCGGGTTCTGCGTGTCGCAACTGTATTCAGATATTGCTCTGCGGCTTCGCTCAGAGCTGGCGTATGTTCCCGGCCTACTGATTCACATAGGTAATCAACGAATCCTGAAACCAGCTTTCGTTCGCGAGGCGTGATCGCCCCACCGACCGGAGTCCAGTAATCAAATCCCAGTTGCAGGAGTTTGAAAAAACGCTTGTGGAATGCGTAGTTACGCACACGCTTAAAGTCTGCGTGTATCCACTCGCCTATTTTGATTTGATGCAGAAAATCACAACTCTCCGGCGTCGCCGGGAGAAGTAATCCGGAAGAGGTTTGTTTGACCAGTTGTATATGCGCCATTTCTCAATCTCTCGATGGCGCAGCGCAGCAGATGCCAGTTGTTCAGGCTGACGTATGAAGTATAAATAAACTGGCTCCAGTGTAAAGCCCCCACCTTTATGGAATAAAAACCAAACAACAGATTGCTGGGATACAAACAACGCTTATTATTAAAAGCGGTTAAACAAATTAAATTTTAATGTTATGCAAATCTGCCAGATCACCATAATATCTCATTTGAAAACCGCTGAAATAACAACCCTACCAGGGTTAAGAATATTAAGGTGAGTAAATATGGAAAACAACAAATTTGCACATTACGTTCCTTTTTTATCTGTAATACTTTTTGTTTTATGCTGTGCGTGGGCATTATTTTTATAAAAAAATTCACAGATAAAATATACCTGCCAAAGCTGATTAAGTGCGGGTGCGTTGAGGAGGCCTGACACATCAGAGGTGGCGAGGGATTCTTCATCATCTAACCAGCAACCTTAACTTTGGGATTCACTAATTTAAGTACGCTAAAGGTGTTAAAACCCCGAGCCACCCAGGGACTGCTTGAAAAGTATATAAAAATCAATATCAACTATCGATTTTACCTAAATGTTATGATATAAAAAGTTAGCGTATCATTACGCATCCACAATATTCGAAGGTTTCCATATTCAATGTAAGATGTCGACAAAGGCCTATTATTCTATGGATATCATAACAAAAATCATTGAAGACGCTCAAAAATTACAGTTATCCTCTGCAAATGAAGCTGAAACACGCCTTAAGATCATAGATCAAATACTCTTTGAAGTATTGAAATGGACTAGGGATGATGTATCGGTAGAAACTCGAGTTAGCGAAGATGGCGAGACTACTTTTGCTGATTATGTCATTAAAACAGCAAGTACTGCGTTTATAATTGAAGCAAAAAAAATTGGTCAGGCATTCGACACAAAACAATTCGATAGGAGACTGAAACTCAACAACAATAATCTTTCTGGTCCTTTTGGAGATGCCATAATTCAAGCAAGAGATTATTGTAGAAAACTGAGCATTCAATTTGCTGTTGTAACTAATGGTGAACAATGGGTTATATTCCCAGCAAATAGAACGGATCAAGTTGCATTCAACTCATCTTACGCAATTGTATTTAACAATTTACAAAGTGCACTTAAAGATGACTATACAGAATTTTATGACTTATTATCAAGAAAAGCAGTTATAAACTCTAGCCTTGAAGTTACTTTATTAGGCAACAGGGAAGATCAAATAGAAGAAAGACGCTTAAAAAATACAGTCCGTAAAAGTATCTCTTATGATGCAAAGAATCCAATATATCCATTAGTCGAAGAAGCAATTATCACTTCATTTTCAGACACAATAACAGAAATCGACAATGATCTTTTTGAAAGATGTTATGTAAATACTCCTGACAGGATGAAATTTGATAGGCGTATTAATATGCACATATCAAAAAGTCAACACCTCTTTAGTACGGCGCCTATAAGACCGATGCAAAAAAGAGATGCTAATGCTTTTAAAGAATCATTATTACGAGCAAAAAGAATTCAAAACCTTTAGCTATTGTTATATTAGGAACTGTTGGCGCAGGTAAAACCACATTTTTACATTACACACGAAATATATCTGCCGCATCGTATTTCGAAAAATTAAATAATAAACCCTATCCTCATTGGATAAAGGTGGATTTTTTACAATACACGAATGACGAGTCCCCTATAGACTACATTTATAATATAATAAAAAACTATATTATAAGTGATCCATTTTTTGCAATTATGAGCTATGCATACAGAACGCATACAAAGATGAGATAACTTCTATAAAAAAAGGACCTGCATTTCTTATTGCGAAGGATGAAGAAAAAATCAATCAACTAATTACAAACAAGCTACAAGCTGATTTTGACAAAGTTAAGCCATATGCTGATACTTTAATCAGCTATGCAACGAAAAACACACCTATTTTTCTTGTTGTGGATAACGTTGATCAACTCAGCGAGGAAGTCCAATCTCAAATTTTCACTGATTGTGTAGCATTTTCCCAGAGACTCAAATGTAATCTTGTTATATCCTTACGTAATTCTACATATGTTGAACACCGTAACTCCCCAGCGTTTAACGCATTTGATTTCGACCCTATTCTTATTGAACCACCAAAAGTAGAGTCTGTTTTATCTAAACGTTTTTTCTTAGCCAAAAATATGCTTGAAGGAGAAGAAGGTGATTTTCTTTCAGATAATGGGATAAGATTTCACGTTGATAACAAAGCCGATTTAATAAGCTTATTACAAAGCTCTGTTTTAGGAACAGAAATCGGCAATTTACTTGAAGTACTTGCTGCCGGAGACATCAGAAATGCACTAAGAATGACAAGAGAATTTATTGAACATGGTTATACAAATCCAGGTAAAGCTATGCGAATATATAGTGAAGGTGGCAACTATATATTGCCTAAGCATGAGGCTCTCAGAGCGATACTGCTAGGGAACCAAGCTGTATATTCAGAGGCTTATTCATTGGTTGGCAACCCATTTGATTCAAGACTGGGAAGGACCAACTTCCAACTTTTGAGACTATTCGTTTTAGCAGCATTAGTCCAATATAGTGCTGATCCTGCATTTCAATATATCGACGGAATTGACATCCGAAAACAACTTAGAAAAATTGGTGTCGGTGATGATGACTCAATTGCCATACTGCGTGATTTATGTAAATTACGCTTTATAAGCACGGCTGGTCATGATGTACCAGAATTCAAATCAAGTTTTTATCCTACAAGACTTGGGGGATATATTACTAAGGAGCTAATCAGTAATTTTACATTTGTTGAATGTACTATGATGGACTCATTCATTGCGAACGAAAAAGTTTGGGAAGATCTAAAAGGATTTGAACGTTTAATCATAAACTCCTCCAGCGATGTAATCAAAAGACTAGAATATAGAAAGGAACGAGCACAAATATTTTTTGATTATATGCTAGAACTATATAGTTCGCTGCTTGAGGAAGCCAATAAACGTGTATTACCTAAAGAATGGCGCACCAATCCTTTGCAGGAAGCTAGATATTCCTTCATTGAAAATCTAAACAAAGCCCTGCAATCAGCACAGAGAAATTACGGGGAAAAATAAAAAAAAGCCACACCTTACGGTGTGGCTCCTCTGTTGGTTTTATAGGATCATTCCTTTTTGAGGTGGTCATTATATTCCCTATCTATTTTCCTGGCAATACTAATTTCCTTGATAAAACGCCAGCACTCGCTGCATAGCTTCGCTTTTCCGGCACTCGCGACAGATTATGTTCAGACGCCTGTCGTAGCGGCGTATTTCTCCGTCTGGTAATGACCAGATAAGGTCCGGATCAACCACAGATAGTTTCTTCACCTTTGCCCTAGATAGTTTTTTGCGGGCATTTTGCCAATCCTTACGAGCCTGTTCAGACGGGAATAACCCGTAACCAGAGTTGTATACATCGCCACTGGCAACCAGCTCTCTGGCGAGAACGCTCATCAGATATCTTGTCGCACCTGTCTTGGCTTCCAGTTGCCGTAACGTCTCGCGCCCACTCCGGCGTACTAGCTCAACAACCTGCCCTTTAATTTTTTCCCGCTCTTCTTGTGTAAATACTTTTGCCATAAGCGCCTCCGGCAATCACTTTTCCGATACAACACGGCGGGAAGAATCAGTAATCTATCGAACAATATCCCGGTGCTTGTTCAGCTCCCGCAGCGCGGCGCAGACTCGCTCCCACTTCTGGACATGATTTTTCGCCCGACGCAGTTCGCGGTTTGCCATATGCAGCGATGGCAAAATCAGGTCATCAGCTCGCGTTTCAGTAAACGATGGCAGCGACTGCACAATGTCCGCCACAGTTTCTGTTTTAATATCTTCCTGTGTTGCCGCTTCCTGTACTGGTAACGCAACACCGGCTGGCTGAGGAAAGGTTTTACCATCATTTTTCGTTACCAATGCAGCTTTCGGTTCTGCTGGTAAATTATCGCCCGGTATGCAGTAACGAAATTTACCGCCCTGATTTACGCGAAGCAGACGACCTTTGCTGATTGCCATTGCCAGCGTTGAAGCCACTTTGCGTGATGTGGTACCAAACAATGTAGCCAGCTCATCCGCCGTTTGTGGTCCACGTTGTTCAATCGTCGCAGTTAAATCGCTCTCTGAAATTTTCGCGACTGTTGCCGTGGTAGTTTCTTCCGGCAGTTCTGCCGGCGCTGGCTGTTCCTGCTGAACGTTGTTATCAGCCACACGCCAGGTGTACGCGCTTTTATCAACGAAACCAGCCTTTTTCAGTTCCCATAGTTCGTTCAGCACTTCTTCACGACTGATATCAAGTCGCGCAGCAAGTTCTATGGATGTGGCTTTTCCCATTGCTTTCAGTACGTCAAAAACAGTCTCCATTAAATTTTTCTCCCGGTAAAAATTACTTCGCAATTCCTGGCTGGACGACATTCGGACGCCAGCTCTCCCAGTTGAAATTCACCCATCGCCCGCCGTTCATGGTCATGCGATCCATAATCCGCTCGCCAAGCAATGTTTTCATGGCCTCATAGTTCAGGTTTGTCAGCATCCCCACGCTGCGCATCGACGCTGTCCGGCGATCAACAATCTGGTGCAGTACCACCTGCTCGTTTTTCGTCTCGCGCTGAATGCCAATTTCATCAAGAACCAGCAGATCCACTTCGCACAGTTCCCGCAAAAATTTTTCGCCTGACTGCCCGTCGTCATAGCTGGCGTGCAGGGCACTCATAACATCAGCCACGGTAACCACAATCACTGTCTGACCGTCTTTCAGCAGGCGATTCCCGATAGCTGCCGCTAAGTGGTTCTTCCCGGTACCAGGTTTTCCGCTGAACGCAAAATTTGTACACCCGGTCATCAGTTCATCAGCGATGGATTTCGCCTGACTCAACGCGTATCGCTGCCCTTCGTTCTGCACCTGGTAATTCGAAAACGAGCATTTGCGGTGCAATGGCTGGATGCCAGAGCGATTCAGAATTTTTTCCACCCGCAACTGACGATTCTGACGGTTGATCTCCTCACAACGTTTCTGGCCTTCGGAAAGTTGCCACTCGCGCCACTCCGCTACCGTCTTGAATGGCGCGGTTACATGTGACGGGGCCAGTCTGCGGATACGTTCAAGAACGTCGCCTGTCGCAATATTTTTCATGGTCAGTTACCCCCTGAAGCCTGGCGGGATCGCACTATCCGGTAACGAGACGGTGTTAACCTGTCGGAGTAACGTCTCAGGTCGAACACCTTTCGGCGCGAACAAGCCCTGGTATTCGTTGGCGATGCTGTGTCGAATCACCTGCTCAGGTGAAAAACCCTGCTGGCGGAATTTTTCCAGCTCCCGTATCGCCCCGTTAGCGCCCTGCTCCGTTCGAATCGGTTTTCGCAATGCCTGCCTGAACTGAACCCACTCATGCCAGAGTGTTTCCGGCAACCAGTCAGGCAGCTCGATAGCCTCCGGTTCGAATTTTTTAGACGCTCGTTTTTGGCGAGGGGGATTTAGGGGGAGATAAGTATTTATATCTTCCTCTTTCTCTTCCTCTGGTAACGCTTTTTGATCCGTTTTTGTAACGCTGGCAGCGTTACCTTTTCGTTTCAGTTCTCGTATTTTTGTTACTCTCTCGTTTGTAACCGCCCGTTTTTTAGAGCTTTTCCCGTTATGGCGCTCAAAGTTAGGAAGCGACAACACACCATTAGTTTCGACCAGCCATCCAACCTGAATTAACGCATCAGCAAAACCAGCCATAAAAGTGATGCGATCTATTGCACTTTTTGTAACGCCGCGAGCGTTACACTCTGCGTTACCGTCTATCATTTGTTGATCCGCCCATGCCCAGAAGCGAATGACTTTCCCTAATGCGGCATCTGGATCAATATTCAGAATCTCAGCAAGCCTGAATATTTCCGGCTTATCCGGCGTAATAACTTCGAGCTTTATCCAGTTTGAAGCCATTTGTTTTCACCTTGTAACGCTCGCAGCGTTACATTTAACTGATACCGAACAAAACAGTTCGGTACGATTAATTTCAATCAATGCACTACGACAGAATCGCTAGGAGAACCGCCGCCGCTGAAATGTGCTTTACGGTAAACGGCCTGGACTGCATCATCATGCGCATCAATTGCCGTACTCAGTGCATCCTGTGCCGCCAGTAATGCACGGCGTTCCAGGGTATCGAAGATGCAGAGTCGGTGACGCAGCTCGCGAGGAAGAATTGCCAGAACCGCAGGGATCAGTTTCTGAATTTTTTCCCTTTGCGCATTCGTTTCACCTTTCAACCAACGATGATAGATATTCTGCTGATTGTTCCAGTCCTTGCCTGGTACCAGGGGCAATTCGCCGCCCCCCTGGCGCAGATATTCTTCAGTAATTGCGTTAGCGACCCACGCCTGCCCTTTTTCGGCTGCCAGGGCTAACAACACTGATTCGATGTGCTCATGCTTGATTTTCATGAATCAACTCCCATCAGCTTTTTCGTAGTAGTTTTATTTCTGCCAATAGTTAAAATTGCATCGGCAGAAAATAATCCGTTTGATGCATGAGCGATTTTTTCAGCGTAATTTGTTTCGCCGGTATATTCTGTGCGAGGCAATTTTCCGTTATCCATCCATTTGTAGATTGCTCTTTGGCTGACACCACAAACGTCGGCCACAACAGAAACGCGAACAGTTTTGATTACATCTTCAAGTGTTTTCTGGTTCATATCACCCTCACAATGTGAACTTTGAGTACATGCTATAACAGAACTGACAGTACATTCAAGAGCGAATATCATTGAACTTATGGTTCATGAAGATAAAGCGCGTAAAGAGTTCGCCAGTAGGCTTGCGCTAGCCTGTGAAAACGCTGGTTATGAACAACATGGAAGGCAGGCAGAAATTGCCCGTCGAATGAAATTAACACCAAAAGCGGTTAGCAAATGGTTTAATGGTGAAACAATTCCTCGCCGAGAGAAATTAAGGGAATTAGCAACACTCATTGGAACAACACCAACCTATCTTTTGGGAGAGGATACAGAAGAAAGTGGACAGATACGTTTCTATCAGGAGTTAAATCCAAGACAAAAAATCATCATTGACCTTCTGGACGAGCTCCCTGACAGTGAGACAGATGAACTTTTAAAAACTCTTGAGGAGAAAAAACAGAAGTACAATGCAATTTACGAAGAGTTAGCACGAAAGAAAAAACAAAAAGCCTCTTAAACCAGCATAAATCCGGTAGCGTCCCCCTCCGGGTTTGTGCTTCACTTTATCCCGTCTCATTTTTTTATACATAAAATGTACTTAAAGTACTTTACAATGATGAACACAAAGTACATTATATACCTACCAACCCACCCCGCCCCACAGAACGCCGGGCAATACTTCGAGTTACCAGGCAGTGGTCAGGGGTTAAGTAGCCAGCCCGAGGCGTATGAACATGACGGCGGGATTCAAATTTTGCAGTGCAGCAGTTAGTTCCGCCACCCGGCGTTAAGGGGATAGATAAGATGGTGCATTACGAAGTAGTTCAGTATTTGATGGATTGTTGCGGTATCACTTACAACCAGGCTGTGCAGGCTTTACGCAGCAACGACTGGGATCTCTGGCAGGCAGAAGTCGCTATACGTAGCAACAAGATGTGAGATTCGCAAAATGCAAAAAATCGACCTCGGCAACAACGAATCCCTGGTGTGCGGCGTGTTCCCCAACCAGGATGGAACGTTCACTGCCATGACGTATACCAAAAGCAAAACATTTAAAACCGAAACTGGTGCGCGCCGATGGTTGGAGAAGCACACAGTAAGCTAACGATTAAAACGTCTACTCCTGCTGTTCCAGAATAACTTCATAAAATGGGAGTATTTTTCGGTGACGAGATAATAAGAACAGTTTGCGCTATCACTCTGATGTTGAATGATGCCCTTCCGTTCTAATTTTTTCATAACCGGGTTACGGCAAGGAGAAGTGATAATAAGATTTCCTGTTTTAAGGAAATCTTTAAATACAGCGATTTCTTTCTCAGATAAACGAAGCAATACTCGTTGCTCTGGTAGTAATGAATAATGCTTTTGAATATGTGCTCGCAATCTTGAGAAGGAAATGGCGACCACGAAAGAAAAGGCAAAAACGATAATCTGAAAGAGCCAAGGTATTTCAGTATAAGCATTGAATGCGGCAGTAAACTCTTTCGGTATCAGCCAGAGAGTGAGACCAAAAATGATAATCGTATACATAAGTCTTTCGAGTGGCTCGTTAGCAAAAAGTTTCAACAATGGAGTAAATACATCCAACATATCAATAACTCTCAACTGTAAGGGTATTGAAATGTTAACACAAGCTCTCGCTGTAGGGGTATAGCCGAGACCACCGAAGCCCGGAGGTGGTGAAATAAAACCGGGCACAACACGAAGGCGCATTTCCGATATCCATAAAGAGTCGGTCTTGTCTGTTAAATTTAAATGGTGGGAGTGCGCCTCCGGTTGTAAATAACGACATTGCTGTGTGTAGTCCTGGCGGCATCAGTTTTTTTCTTGAAGTTCGGCTGATGTCCGCCCTTTTTAAAGTGAATTTTGTGATGCGGTGAATGCGGCTAAGCGCACGTGGCACAGTTAAAAGTCATGTTAGTCCTTATTGGTTTGGGTGGGAAAGCCGACTGTAATTGTTAACTGGTTGCAGTCACCTGGAGGCACCAGGCACCGCATCAACAAAGTTCATTTGTAAAAATGGAGATAATTATGATTGCACATCACTTCGGAACTGATGAAATACCACGTCAGTGTGTGACTCCTGGCGATTATGTTCTTCATGAAGGCCGGACATATATTGCCTCGGCAAACAATATTAAAAAGCGAAAACTATATATTCGTAACCTGACCACAAAAACATGCATTACTGACCGCATGATTAAAGTCTTCCTCGGTCGTGATGGTTTACCTGTAAAGGCGGAGTCATGGTGATGACTAAGAAAATAAAATGTGCTTACCACCTTTGCAAAAAAGACGTTGAAGAAAGCAAAGCTATTGAAAGAATGCTTCACTTCATGCACGGGATTTTATCAAAAGACGGACCGAGAAAATATTGCAGTGAAGCTTGTGCCGAAAAAGACCAGATGGCACATGAACTTTAATTAATTGACTATTCGAAACTGAATTTATGCCAGAAATGGCAGGTATTCGCTCAACCTTAATTAAGGAGAAAAACATGATTACCAATTATGAAGCCACTGTTGTAACTACCGATGACATTGTTCACGAGGTGAATCTGGAAGGAAAGCGCATTGGCTACGTAATTAAAACAGAAAATAAAGAAACCCCATTCACTGTGGTTGATATCGATGGTCCATCAGGCAACGTAAAAACACTTGATGAAGGTGTCAAAAAAATGTGCCTGGTGCATATCGGAAAGAATCTGCCCGCAGAAAAAAAAGCCGAATTTCTGGCAACTCTAATTGCAATGAAATTAAAAGGTGAAATCTGAAAGAAATAGCCTGCGTATGGCGCAGGCTATGAACAGTGTGTATCCGGCAAGATCATTCACTGAACAAAACGAATTTTAATCTGAGTTGAGGTTAAAAAACAATGAGCACAAAACCACTCTTCCTGTTACGGAAAGCGAAAAAATCATCCGGTGAACCTGACGTCGTCCTGTGGGCAAGCAACGATTTTGAATCGACCTGTGCCACTCTGGACTACCTGATCGTTAAGTCAGGTAAAAAACTGAGCAGCTATTTTAAAGCTGTTGCCACGAATTTTCCTGTCGTTAATGACCTGCCCGCTGAAGGTGAGATCGATTTTACCTGGAGTGAACGCTATCAACTCAGCAAAGACTCCATGACATGGGAACTAAAACCGGGAGCAGCACCAGACAACGCTCATTATCAAGGCAATACCAACGTCAACGGCGAAGACATGACTGAGATTGAGGAGAATATGCTACTCCCAATTTCTGGCCAGGAACTGCCCATTCGTTGGCTTGCTCAACACGGCAGCGAAAAACCGGTAACGCACGTTTCACGCGACGGACTCCAGGCATTACACATTGCTCGGGCTGAAGAACTACCGGCTGTTACTGCCCTGGCTGTTTCCCACAAAACCAGCCTGCTCGACCCGCTGGAAATTCGCGAACTCCACAAACTGGTTCGTGACACTGACAAAGTTTTCCCTAATCCTGGTAATTCAAACCTGGGACTGATAACTGCTTTTTCGAAGCATACCTGAACGCTGACTACACCGATCGAGGACTGCTGACAAAAGAGTGGATGAAGGGTAATCGTGTTTCACACATCACTCGCACGGCTTCCGGTGCTAATGCTGGCGGCGGAAACCTCACCGATCGCGGCGAAGGTTTCGTACACGATCTGACGTCACTGGCGCGCGACGTAGCCACTGGCGTACTGGCCCGTTCAATGGATCTGGACATCTATAACCTTCATCCGGCACACGCTAAACGCATTGAGGAAATTATCGCTGAAAATAAACCGCCCTTTTCTGTTTTCCGCGACAAATTCATCACCATGCCTGGCGGGCTGGATTATTCCCGCGCCATCGTGGTTGCGTCCGTAAAAGAAGCACCAATTGGGATCGAGGTCATCCCCGCGCACGTCACTGAATATCTGAACAAAGTACTGACTGAAACCGATCATGCCAACCCTGATCCGGAAATCGTGGATATTGCCTGCGGTCGCTCCTCTGCCCCGATGCCGCAGCGAGTAACAGAAGAAGGAAAACAGGATGATGAAGAAAAACCGCAACCATCTGGAACAACGGCAGTTGAACAGGGAGAGGCTGAAACAATGGAACCGGACGCAACTGAACATCATCAGGACACGCAGCCGCTGGATGCTCAGTCACAGGTAAATTCTGTTGATGCGAAATATCAGGAACTGCGGGCAGAACTCCATGAAGCCCGGAAAAACATTCCATCAAAAAATCCTGTCGATGCCGATAAATTGCTTGCTGCATCACGTGGTGAATTTGTTGACGGAATTAGCGACCCGAACGATCCGAAATGGGTAAAGGGGATCCAGACTCGCGATTGTGTGTACCAGAACCAGCCAGAAACGGAAAAAACCAGCCCAGATATGAATCAACCTGAGCCAGTAGTGCAACAGGAACCGGAAATAGCCTGCAATGCCTGCGGCCAGACTGGCGGGGATAACTGCCCTGACTGTGGTGCGGTGATGGGCGACGCAACATACCAGGAAACATTCGATGAAGAGAGTCAGGTTGAAGCTAAGGAAAATGATCCGGAGGAAATGGAAGGCGCTGAACATCCGCACAATGAGAATGCTGGCAGCGATCCGCATCACGATTGCAGTGATGAAACTGGCGAAGTCGCAGATCCCGTAATCGTAGAAGACATAGAGCCAGGTATTTATTACGGAATTTCGAATGAGAATTACCACGCGGGTCCCGGTATCAGTAAGTCTCAGCTCGATGACATTGCTGATACTCCGGCACTATATTTGTGGCGTAAAAATGCCCCCGTGGACACCACAAAGACAAAAACGCTCGATTTAGGAACTGCTTTCCACTGCCGGGTACTTGAACCGGAAGAATTCAGTAACCGCTTTATCGTAGCACCTGAATTTAACCGCCGTACAAACGCCGGAAAAGAAGAAGAGAAAGCGTTTCTGATGGAATGCGCAAGCACAGGAAAAACGGTTATCACTGCGGAAGAAGGCCGGAAAATTGAACTCATGTATCAAAGCGTTATGGCTTTGCCGCTGGGGCAATGGCTTGTTGAAAGCGCCGGACACGCTGAATCATCAATTTACTGGGAAGATCCTGAAACAGGAATTTTGTGTCGGTGCCGTCCGGACAAAATTATCCCTGAATTTCACTGGATCATGGACGTGAAAACTACGGCGGATATTCAACGATTCAAAACCGCTTATTACGACTACCGCTATCACGTTCAGGATGCATTCTACAGTGACGGTTATGAAGCACAGTTTGGAGTGCAGCCAACTTTCGTTTTTCTGGTTGCCAGCACAACTATTGAATGCGGACGTTATCCGGTTGAAATTTTCATGATGGGCGAAGAAGCAAAACTGGCAGGTCAACAGGAATATCACCGCAATCTGCGAACCCTGTCTGACTGCCTGAATACCGATGAATGGCCAGCTATTAAGACATTATCACTGCCCCGCTGGGCTAAGGAATATGCAAATGACTAAGCAACCACCAATCGCAAAAGCCGATCTGCAAAAAACTCAGGGAAACCGTGCACCAGCAGCAGTTAAAAATAGCGACGTGATTAGTTTTATTAACCAGCCATCAATGAAAGAGCAACTGGCAGCAGCTCTTCCACGCCATATGACGGCTGAACGTATGATCCGTATCGCCACCACAGAAATTCGTAAAGTTCCGGCGTTAGGAAACTGTGACACTATGAGTTTTGTCAGTGCGATCGTACAGTGTTCACAGCTCGGACTTGAGCCAGGTAGCGCCCTCGGTCATGCATATTTACTGCCTTTTGGTAATAAAAACGAAAAGAGCGGTAAAAAGAACGTTCAGCTAATCATTGGCTATCGCGGCATGATTGATCTGGCTCGCCGTTCTGGTCAAATCGCCAGCCTGTCAGCCCGTGTTGTCCGTGAAGGTGACGAGTTTAGCTTCGAATTTGGCCTTGATGAAAAGTTAATACACCGCCTGGGAGAAAACGAAGATGCCCCGGTTACCCACGTCTATGCTGTCGCAAGACTGAAAGACGGAGGTACTCAGTTTGAAGTTATGACGCGCAAACAGATTGAGCTGGTGCGCAGCCTGAGTAAAGCTGGTAATAACGGGCCGTGGGTAACTCACTGGGAAGAAATGGCAAAGAAAACGGCTATTCGTCGCCTGTTCAAATATCTGCCCGTATCAATTGAGATCCAGCGTGCAGTATCAATGGATGAAAAGGAACCACTGACAATCGATCCTGCAGATTCCTCTGTATTAACCGGGGAATACAGTGTAATCGATAATTCAGAGGAATAATTCAGCCTGGCGGTGTAATGCACCGCCAACTTGAAATATTTTTTATGAGAAAAATTATGAGATATGACAATGTTAAACCATGTCCATTTTGTGGTTGTCCATCAGTAACGGTGAAAGCCATTTCAGGATATTACCGAGCGAAGTGTAACGGATGCGAATCCCGAACCGGTTATGGTGGAAGTGAAAAAGAAGCACTCGAAAGATGGAATAAACGAACCACTGGAAATAATAATGGAGGTGTTCATGTATAAAATTACCGCCACTATTGAAAAGGAAGGTGGCACTTCTACTAACTGGACAAGATATTCAAAATCTAAACTAACGAAATCAGAATGCGAAAAAATGCTCTCAGGTAAAAAAGAAGCAGGCGTTTCCAGAGAGCAGAAAGTAAAACTGATAAATTTTAATTGCGAGAAACTTCAGTCCTCGAGAATTGCATTGTATTCAAATTAAAACTTCATAGCTGATTATTAATAATCAACATCGGGCGTCAATTTCAGTCTAACATTGGCGCCTGCCAGAGGTGATGCGATGGCACAAGTAATCTTTAATGAAGAGTGGATGGTTGAATACGGCCTGATGCTTCGCACTGGTCTGGGGGCCAGACAAATTGAAGCATACCGCCAGAACTGTTGGGTGGAGGGCTTCCACTTCAAACGAGTATCTCCTTTAGGTAAGCCAGACAGCAAACGAGGGATTATCTGGTACAACTATCCAAAGATAAATCAGTTTATCAAAGACTCATGATATGTCTAAATTACCAACAGGTGTCGAGATTAGAGGTAGATACATTCGCATCTGGTTCATGTTTCGAGGAAAACGATGTCGGGAAACATTAAAAGGCTGGGAGATTACAAACAGTAATATTAAAAAGGCCGGAAATTTAAGAGCGCTGATAGTTCATGAAATAAACTCCGGTGAATTTGAGTATTTAAGACGTTTTCCCCAGTCCAGCACTGGGGCAAAAATGGTGACAACGAGAGTCATAAAAACGTTCGGAGAGCTTTGTGATATCTGGACAAAAATTAAAGAGACAGAGTTAACAACAAACACAATGAAGAAAACGAAATCACAATTAAAAACACTCAGAATAATAATTTGTGAAAGTACCCCGATATCACATATTCGTTATAGCGATATCTTAAACTACCGGAATGAACTGCTGCATGGAGAAACGCTTTACCTAGATAATCCAAGATCCAACAAAAAAGGAAGAACCGTGCGCACAGTTGATAACTATATCGCCCTGCTCTGTTCGCTGTTGCGTTTTGCGTATCAGTCGGGATTTATATCAACCAAACCATTTGAAGGAGTAAAAAAATTACAGCGAAACAGAATAAAGCCTGATCCGTTATCTAAAACAGAATTCAATGCATTAATGGAAAGTGAAAAAGGACAGAGCCAGAACTTGTGGAAATTTGCCGTTTACTCAGGACTTCGTCACGGGGAACTGGCAGCTCTGGCGTGGGAGGATGTGGATCTCGAAAAGGGAATAGTGAATGTCAGAAGAAACCTGACGATACTTGATATGTTCGGTCCCCCAAAAACAAATGCCGGGATCCGAACAGTAACACTACTGCAGCCTGCTCTTGAAGCACTGAAGGAGCAATACAAACTGACCGGGCATCATCGCAAAAGCGAAATCACCTTTTATCATCGGGAGTACGGCAGAACCGAAAAGCAAAAACTGCATTTTGTTTTCATGCCCAGGGTGTGTAACGGAAAACAAAAACCTTATTACTCGGTAAGCAGTTTGGGGGCAAGGTGGAATGCAGCAGTAAAACGTGCTGGTATTCGCCGCCGTAATCCGTACCATACGCGGCATACTTTTGCCTGCTGGCTGTTGACGGCAGGAGCGAACCCGGCATTTATAGCCAGCCAAATGGGGCATGAAACTGCGCAGATGGTGTATGAAATTTACGGTATGTGGATTGATGACATGAACGACGAACAGATAGCCATGTTGAATGCGCGGTTATCGTAG